CGAAACCCTCGAAACCTTCCACCACTTCTTCAACGCGATCGACGCCGAATACCTCGATTGGTGCTCGGCGCGCGACAAGGCAAACCAACATGGTTGAGAAGCTCTCGTCCTACCGCGTCACGGCGGCGATGGATGCGACCGCCTATGCCGCTGGCATGGCGCAGAAGGTGGCAGCGGACAAGGCAGGCGCGGCTTCAGCTGCGCAGGTCGGTGCTGCCATCACCGCGACCCAGACCAAGGTCAGCCAGGCCGGTGACGTTCTCACCCGGCTCAGCCGCTCCTACGTCGATGGTTTCGGTCAGGCGGAGCGTTTCGCCCGTGCCGTGAACACACTCGGTCGGGGGATCGAGACCGGCAACGTGCCCATGCAGAGGGCCGAGGCGATCCTCGACGGCATATATCGCAAATACGGTATGACCGCGAACGCGGCCGATCTGCTCGAGCAGGGGCATTATCAACTGGCCACAGCGGTCACTGCGGTGAATGCCAAGCTCGGGACGGAAAATATTGCACTCGACCTGAACAGCGCGGCCCACCAGCGAAACGCAGCGGCCATGCGGATGGGGGCTGCCCAGCGCACCAACTTGATGTTCCAGCTGCAGGATATAGGCGTGTCCCTCGCCGGCGGCATGAACCCGCTGATGGTGATGATGCAGCAGGGCTCGCAGATTTCCATGATCTACGGCAACGGCGAGGGCGGTCTCGGTCGCGCCTTCTCGGAAACCGGGAAGATGGCGGTGGGCATGGTGGCAAAGTTCTGGCCTGTCGCGGCCGTGCTCGGCGCTCTCACTCTCGGTACCGCCGCGCTCACGACCGAGATCAACCGCAACCAGAAGCAGCAGGTTGGGTTCGGCGACGTCGTTGTCGCGATGTGGGAACTGGCGTCGCAGCGCATCCTTGAGAGCCTCCAGCCCATCATCGACTGGTTCGGCGACATGTGGGACCAGGTCTCCCCGGCGCTCGCCTACGGCATGAACGCCCTGATCGGGACCTTCGACCTGGCCTTTCGCGGTGTAAAGTCGACCTGGTCCATGCTGCCGGAGGCAATGGGCGACTTCACGATCAAGACCGCCAACAATGTCATTCAGGCAATGGAGGACATGATCAACGGTGGCCTCCGGCTGCTGAACGATTTCATCGTCGAGGCGAACAAGCTGCTGCCGGAAGGGATGAAGCTCGGCACCATTGGGGACGTCGACTTCGGCCCCGGCTTCGCCAACCCGTTCGCTGGCGGCGAGGATCGGCTCCTGGCGCAGCAGCAGAAGGACGCTGCCGAGGTGGCGGCCCTCGTCGAGTCCGGCGGCTACACGAGCATGATCGGCACGAAAGCCCGCGAGGTTGCCAACCGGCCCTCCGACAAGGAGGCAACGAAGGCCGCCGACGAAGCCGAGCGCCAGCGCAAGGCCTATGCCGACCTCACCATGTCGTCGCAGCAGTTCATCGCGCAGAAGCAGCTGGAGGCGCAGACGCTCGGCATGACCACCGAGGCAGCTGCGCGCCTGCGGTACGAGCAGGAGATGCTGAACAAGGCGGCTAACGACAACATCTCGCTGTCGCCGGCGCAGCGGGCCGAGATCGGCGAGCTCGCGTCGGCAATGGCGGCTGCGGAGGAGCGGACCCGGAAGCTCACCGAGGCCTACGAATTCGGCAAGGACACGTTCAGCGGCTTCTTCACCGACCTGAAGGCCGACCTGATGAGCGGCACCTCGCTGTGGGATGGCTTCGCCAACGCCGGGGCCAACGCGCTGCAGAAGATTGCCGACAAGGCGCTCGACATGGCCGTCGATGGCGTGTGGGACATGATCTTCGGCGCGGCAGCCGGCGCCTTCGGAATGGGCGGTTTTGGCGGCTTCAAGACGGCAGGCGGACTGAACGGCACCGGCGGCCTTTCGGGTTCGGTGAAGATGTTCGGCAGCGGGAGCGTGTTTGCCAACGGCATCAGCGGTTATTCCAACCAGGTCATCAACCGCCCGACGGTGTTCCCCTTCGCCAAGGGCGTTGGCCTGATGGGCGAGGCGGGGCCAGAGGCAGTGATGCCGCTCAGCCGGGGGCCGGACGGGCGCCTCGGTGTCCGCGCGGCCAACCAAAACGTGAGCGTCGTGATCAACATCGAGAACAACGCCGGCGCCAACGTTACCGCGAAGCAGACCGGCACCGATGGCGCCGGCCGGGCGATCATCGAGATTGCCGTCAACGAGGCGGTACAGCGTGTCGAGGGCAAGATGGCCAAGGGCAAATACAGCTCGATGGGCGTCGGCCCAGGGTTGAAGAGGTCGTAATGCCCACCTGGCCCATCAGCCTTCCGACGCTCCCTCAGCGCGACAGCTTTCGCTACGAGCCGCAGGCCAACGTCGCCAGCTTCGGTACCGAGGTCGGGCCCGGCAAGGTTCGCCGACGGAGCACAGCCCGACTGAAACTCGCCACCGGCACGTTCTGGATGACGTCGGCGCAGCGCGACACGTTTCTCGACTTCTTCGAGGACGATCTGCTCGATGGCAGTCTGCCTTACGACTGGACCGATCCGATTACCGGCCTGACCGCGTCGTGGCGGTTCGATCCACAGTCGCCATATGACATCGCCGCCCTCGGGCCGGGGATGTGGCGAGTGTCGTTCAACCTGATGAAGCTGCCCTGATGGTCGACCAGGCTTTTCGCGACGCGGCCTATCCCGAGCAGACGGGGGAGGTGTTCGCGACCCTGCTGACCATCGAGCATGCGGACCTCGTCGACCCGATCCTGCTGACCGATGCGGGCGAGGATATCGTCTATGGGTCGGACCTGCTCGATGCCAACGGGAACGTGGCGGCAGTGGCGGGGACGTATCTGTCGGTGCCGATCGAGGTGACGGCGCCGGGGCAATCCGACGAGCAGCCGCGAGGCACCATCCGGGTGCCCAACGTCGACCAGTCGATCGGCGCGGTGATCGACGCCATCACCGATCCGCTGCAGGTGACGATCACGGTGGTGCTGATGAGCGACACCTCGATCATCGTCGGCGGGCCGTATCTGATGCTCGAGCTGGGCAACGTCAAGGGCGATGCCCTGGTGGTGGAGGGCGAACTCACCCGGCCATCGCTGACGGTGGAGCCGTGGCCGAAGCACTGGATCCGAGCGAGCGTGTTCAAGGCGGCATTCAGGCTGTGATCAACATCGAGAACTATCTGCGGCTCGGCTTCCTGAAGGGTGGCCGGGAGCGGCCGGCTGTCGATTGCTGGGGGCTGTACCGGCTGCTCGTCGGCGAGCTGCGCGGCGTGTGGCTGGCCGAGTTCGACGGGAACGTCGAGCCGCTGCGCATCGCCCGCACGGCATCGCGAGAGGCGGCCGATGGCGGCAGCTGGGTGGCGGTTCCGGCCGGCGAGGAACGGCCGCTCGATGCGGTGCTGATGACCGGCCTGCTCGGCGAGGGCCGCGGCACGCTGGCGGCGCCGATCCATGTGGGCTGCGTGCTCGAGGCTGGGCGAATGATCGATATCGAGGAGGTGGGCGGGGTGCGAGTGCGGACGTTCCGGACGACGGCGAAGCTGCGGGCGGCGCCGGAGGTGGCGAACCGGGTGCGGGGCATCTTCCGGCCGGCGGTGTTGGCGTGATCATGACGCTGCCGATCATTGGGTCGGTCCGGGTGGCCGCCCATCTGGAATTACCCCCATGGACTGCAATATCCCCAACGCAGCCTGCGCAAGTAATCCTTTGTTCGTGCGGAAGGCTATCGGGGGCGCTCCGGGGATCAAACTCATCAGCAACAGCGTGTTCTGAGGATCGCCCGGAATGTCCTGCAGCTTCATCTGATGCAACTCGGTCACGCGATGAGTGATGCTCTTGCCCCGGGTCTCAGTCGCTTGGCCTGCAGCCTGCAAAAGCGCGGCAACGGCGCGAGGCACATCTTCTGCCGGAAGGCTGAGCCACGCGCTGCCATCCCTGCCCATGGTCTTGATCAGCACATGCTCGCCATCTTGGCTGCTCCGTGCCGCCGTCACCGCCTCGAAGTGAAAGGCGCCTTCCATTCTCACCCCCCTGTTTCCGGGGACGGTATCGGCGCGACAAAGGGGAGTCGAATATGACCGTGCGCGCCTTTACCGACCCCTGCCTTGGCTTTGCCGGCCCACCCATCGAGATCGCTCGGCCGGAGCGCGCCACGCTGGCCGACCTGATCGCGCTGGTGCCGCTCCACAGCGAGGCTCTCCGCCCGCACCTGCGGGTGAAGTTGGGCGGCGAGATCATCGACCCGGCGCTCTATCATCGCATCCTGCCTAAGGTCGACGCCTTCGTGCAGATCGTGCTGCCGGTTCATGGTGGCAAGAACGGCATCCTCGGCACGCTGGCGGTGATCGCGCTCGTCGGCGCATCGGTGTTCGTCGGCGCGGCCGGGTTGCCGTTCCTTGGCACCGCCTTTGCGGCTGGGTCGGTCGGGGCGAACCTCGTTGCTGGCGGGCTGTCGCTGGCGGCATCGCTGCTGCTGCAGGGGCTGAACACGCCGCAATCGCAGCAGGAGGGTTCGGGCAGTAAAGAGATCGGTGTCGCCTCGGCGCAGAACAGCTTTGAGCTTGGCGCCTACCTGCAGCGGGTGATCGGCACGCGACGGGTGACGCCGCAACTGGTGATGCCGCCCTATAGCCAGATCGACGGCGATGACCAACTGGTGACGGCCGTCTATGGCCTCGCCGGTCCACACCAGATCGAGGCGATCAAGGTGGGCTCAGCCGATATCGATGGGGCCACCGACTTCGGGTACGAAGTACGGGAAGGCTTTGCGGGCGACAGCGACCTGACGCTGGTGACGGATACGCGCATCGAAGTGGCGCAGAACCTCCGGCTCAGCGAGTTCCGCATGACGTCGGGCGCCGAGGCGAGCAACCAGGTCGACACTTCGATTTCGCCCTATGAACCGCAATGGCATCGCGTCGAGACGAAGATCGGCCCGGA